AGGTTTAGGCGGCGTACTTGACACTATAAAACAAAAGTTTTTAGACACCCGTAACGCGGCCGACGGCACCGTAAGCAGCAACGGCAAGTTATACAACGCAGCAGTAAAAGTTCGTAACGGCTTTACGTACATGTTCAACGCGGCGCGCCAGTTGTCAAACGATTTAGTAAGCACAGAGTTTCGCATTACAGAACTGAAAAAGGCTGTAGGCACCGACTTTACAAAGCAGTTAGATTTCTCAGTCAACTCAATGCGCGAAATGGCTAAGGCCATGAACCTTGTGTCTGTCATGGGACCAGTCGCTTCGCGGTCGCTTTCAGAGTTTCGTAAATACGCGCTCGACATGGCACCAGTACTAGCCCAAGAACGGTTAGACAAACTAGCCGCAGCTGAAGAAGCCGCCGGCAAGGCAGCCACGGCAGCCGGCATTGCAAACGATAAAGCCAAAGAAAAAGCGGCAGCGCATACCGCCAAACTTAAACGGCAGGCTGAGGCGGCAAAAGAGGCAGCCAAGGCTCTGGCAGAGGACTACGCACGCGCATTAGAAAACGCTGTGCAGCTAGTAAAAGACAAGTTTGCGCCCGCGCTTATGCGCGCCAATGACCAATTAACCAAAGCGACAGACAATTACAACGCTTTTTACAAGGCAACTGGCGATGTGGTGCGCGGCATATTTAATGTTGGCGACGCTTGGACTACCGCAGCCGACAGCGAAGGCGCAAAAACCTTTTTTGGCGTACTCGACGACCAAGCCAAAAAGGCTGGCGACCTATCCACTGGCATAGAAAAACTTATTGCCGCCGGGCTAGACGACCCCGCACTACTCAAGTCCATTCTTGACTCTGGCGCAGACGTAGGACTAGAAATAATTAACGGTCTACTTGCCGGCGGTAAAGCGTCCATTGACCGGCTTGTAGGTATCTCAGACACGATTAACGCAGCTGCAGACCGCATAGCCAAACTGACGGCAGACAAGTGGTATAAGTCGGGTATTGACCAAGCCCAACAGATAGTTAATGGCGTTAACAGCGTTATTGAAAACACCGAGTTTTTACTCAAGTTTGCGCTTGACCCCGAAAGCGTGGTTGCGATAGGCGAACAATTAGACGCAAGCCTTGGCACCGTTTTTGGTGGCGGCGCGGCACCAGCACCAACCACTAACCCGTTTGGCCCGGTACTTGGCAGCATCAACGCCAGCCCGAATATGGGCGGTGGCCGTGTATCAGCTTCAAGCGTTGGCGCCATGTCAATTACAGTTAACGCCGGCTTAGTTTCAACGCCCGACCAAGTAGGCCAACAGATAATTGAAGCCATACAGCGCGCACAGCGTCGGAGCGGAACGGTGTTTGCCCCGGCATGAGTACGCCAACTATGCAAGTGCTGGTGGGTTTTCAGAGCACCACGGGTTTTGGTACACCGTTTATGCTTGACGACTCTTTTTATGGGGTATTAGATACCGCTGGCCGCGGCACATTAGGCGGCCTTACTTTTGTTGACTTAACCAGTCTTGTTGAGTCGGTCAATATTACCCGTGGACGTTCACGCCAGTTAGACCAATTTAACGCCGGCACAGCCACCATTGCTTTCAACAATGTTACGCAAGTGCTTAACCCATCTAATACGGCCAGCCCGTATTACCCGTTTGTGTTGCCGCGTTGCCCCATACAAATACTCGCAAACAACGTGCCCATCTACACAGGTTTAATAACCGACTGGAACCTCGACTACGACATAAGCAACCAAGACATAATGTATGCGTCATGCGCCGACAACTTTACGGTGCTGGCCAACCAAGCTTTAAACGCTGTCACGCCGGCTGTCGAGGCCACTGGAACGCGCATAAACACTGTGCTTGACTTAGCAGAAATTAACTACCAAGGCGCTAGGTCTATTGACATTGGCAGTTCTACGTTAGGCGCTTTTGCCATTGACCAAGACACTAACTGTCTAAACTATTTGCAGCTCGTAAACACCAGCGAGCAAGGCTATTTGTTTATGAGCGCGGCCGGGACTCTTACTTTCAAAGGTAGGTCGAGCGTGCTTAACCCAGTGGCTGGCGCAACTTTTAACACTGACGGCACAGGTTTGCCGTACCAAACGCTTATTAACCAGTACGGCGACGAATTGCTGTACAACTACATTGTGACGCAATCGCCAGCCGGTGCAGTACAAACCACTAGCAACGCTGCCAGCATTGCGTTATATCAGTCTCAACAGTACGCGCTAACTGATTTGCTTAACAGCACTACTACGGAAGTTGCAGGACTTGGCAATTATTTGTTGGGTAAATATCAAAACCCCGTTTTGCGTTTTACTGGGCTATCTACCCAAATAGCGGCGCTATCTACTGCTAATCAAAACATTTTACTTGGGCTTGACTTAACAAGCATTTGCACCGTTGTTAAAAACTTTGTGGTAGGTACGCCAGCAACAGAAACACAAACGCTTATTGTTTCTGGCGTGTCGCACAGCATTACACCTGGCAGCCACATTGTTTCGTACACTTTTGAGAGCACAGACGGCAACCAATACTTAACATTTGACAACACAATTTTTGGAACACTCGACAACAACTTACTTAGTTTCTAAAGGAGAAAAACATGGCAACACCTACAACACTTCCTGCAGCCTTTGTTAGTGGGGCTATTCTTACAGCTGCGCAGCAAAATGACTTACGCGGCGCGTTTCGCGTTTTGCAAGTAATCACTGGGGTTTATGCAACCACGACGAGCTCGACAAGCGCCACCTACGCAGACACGGGACTTACCGCAAATATCACTTGTGCAGCTAATACAAATAAAGTGCTAGTGCTAGTCAACCAATCGTGCTACACAGACGCAACAGGACAAGACTTAAACATGCGTCTTGTGCGCGGCTCAACAGTTTTGCAAACACAAGCTGCAACCTTGAACATAGGCACCGGCACCTATTCTGTACATTATTTAGATTCGCCAGCAAGCACAAACGCGCTTACCTATAAAACACAATTTGCGCGCGGCTCAGGTAGCGGCACCGTGTTTGTAAACATTAACAGCAACCCAGCAAACATTATTTTGTGCGAGATTTCAGCATGACGCATGAAGAGTTAGTCACACTATTACGTGACAAAGGCTTTACGGACGGCTGGGCGTTATCTGGCAACGTTCTTATTTTGTGGGAACCTGACAAAAACCCGCCAGCACCATTAACACGACCTGAGGCAAGCGATGATTTGGCGAGCTAGTTTCGTAACGCTTTTGTTTGCGTCAATTCTCGTAGCGTGCGGAGACCGTGAGCGCGTTAACTGCCCGCGTACCAAAAACAAGGCTTTGCGCGCCGAAACGTCTATAACTGTTGACACGGCCAGCCTTGGCAATACTCGAATACTGGCAGACAAATGCCTATAATTCCGCCACCGCGTCGTGAAGAACGCATGACCAACGAAGAAATCAAAGCCCGGCTAATTTTCGTGGTTGGTTGCGCGTTGTCATTCACATTTGTTTTTGCGACATGCTTCCTTTTGTACAATCTTGCATTCGTGACCCAACCGTTAGAAGTTTCGGATAATGACAAATCGGCGTGGGCAACCCTTCAACCGCTACTTTTATTTTTGACCGGTTCATTGGCCGGCCTGCTTAGCGCGAACGGCCTTAAAGACAAACCGAAAGGCAAACAAGATGAACAATGATGACAAAAAAGGCTTGCTTAAAATAGCGCGCGAAGCCCTAGCAAACCTGCTTCACCGCATAGCAGACATCATTTCCCGGCCATGAACTACACTGGCACCACCGACGGTGCAGCTTTAGGCAAACGCCCCGGCACAGAAAAGTTCGTAGACATCATAAAGAAAAAAGGCTTTACTAACCTTGGGACGTGGGCCGTAAGAAACATGCGCGGCTTAGACCGTCTCAGCGTGCACGCCACAGGCCGTGCAGCCGACATTGGCTACAAAGACAAAGCCACAGCCGCTTTGTGGGCTAACTGGTTGGTAGCAAACTACGAGACTTTAGGCATTGAAGAAGTCCACGACTACGCCGGCACCACTAAAAAAGGTACTGAGAAATGGGGCCGCGGTTGGCGTTGTAACCGTGACGGCAAACCCGGTTGGAAAGACTGGTCAGAAACCGCGAACGGTGGCTCTGGTGGCGGTTTGTGGCTACACGTCGAGTTAACACCAGCCATGGCCGACGACCCACAAGCGTTTGTAGCAGCATGGAAAAGCGTACCGCCCCCAACACCGCCCGTTAAAACCGTTACAGCATAAGGCTTTTAGCGCAAAGGCGCGCAAAGTCTCAATAACACGATTAAGGTTTTTACCTATCCCGACGAAAGGCAGAAACTATGAAACGACTACTTGGCGTACTTGCCACAGCTGCACTACTGGTGCCGGCTACACAAGCTAGAGCGGCAGTAGAACCAAACTGCAATCGGTACAAACCATTGGCGCTAGAAGTTGGCTGGCAGAAAAAAGACTTGCCACGGCTTATGCAAATATGTTTGCGCGAGTCCAAAGGCTTCGCCCGGGCTTGGAACCAGCGCGACCCATACACCGGCTCATACGGCATCATGCAAATAAACGGCAGCAACAAGCGTTTTCTTGTCGAGTCTGGAATAGTCCGCAAACACATGACCGAACTATGGTCACCCCGCAAAAACCTTAAAGCCTCGTTAGCGCTATTTAAACGCCACGGCTGGGCACCATGGAAAGGCGACAGCGCGCCAAAATAGTACTTGACTTATGTTCTTACATAGTGTAAGGTACTTATATGACAGCTCAACAAAAGTTTAAGGTAAGCGACTACAGGACCGAAGCAGGCGAGTACGCGCTGCCGGGTTTTACTATTTTGCGTTGCGGTAATCGCTGGCAAGTACGCGACCAGTTTGGTGACATAGAAGCAGAGTTTTATTTGCTTCAACATTGTTTTATTTACATTGACCGTTACACAAAAATTGGTAGCTAATGCTTGGCCGTCCGCGCATTAGTAAATGCGGCAGTGATACAGGCTACGCCTACCATGTAAGAAAAAAAGAAACACCATGCGCAATGTGCAAACAAGCTCATAACGAATACCAACGCAATTACAACAAACAGAGAAAAGGACAATAAAAAATGGTTAACCCGACAGACCGTTTAGACCAAGCATTAGCCAACCTATGGGCGAACACTCGACCCAAGGCAACCGACGTGCTTATTCGCAATTTGCGCGCACACGCTTACAGCTACGCAATGGACGACGCGCACTTGTGCGAAGACTTACGCCAAGCAATCGGCAGGCTAGAACACCCCAGCGCGCTAGAACCCAAGCCACAGAGCATCATTGACCGTTTAGACGCCATTGTGCAAGACCTTCACGGTTTAGGACTCACTCAAGTTGGTGGCGAAATTGACCAGTTGCTTATTGCACATATTGAAGCATTGCGCGGTGCAAAATGAGAACTATTGCAGGCGTTTTTGCATTTGTTGGCGTTATGGCAGTATTTACGCTGGTCACATTGTGGGCTGCTGATTGGATACAAAACTATGACGAAAGCGGCAGGTACGAGTAATGGCTTTTGACCTTTCCGAGTACGTAGACGTCAAGACACGTCTTAAACAAGCGCTAAAGGTTTTCCCGCAGCTGCGCATTGTCGAGCACCGACCAGAGATAACCCAAGTTGGTGACCAGTTATTTATCGAGTGTTCGGTAACGGTGAGCCGTGACCCCGACGACCCGATACCCGTAACCGCTTACATGTTTGAGCCATACCCGGGTCGCACGACATTTACGAAACTGTCTGAACAAGCCAACGGTGCTACAAGCGCGCTGGGGCGAGCGCTCGGCTACATGGGTTTTGGCATAGACAAGTCAATCGCAACTAGCAACGAGGTTTTAGGACGCCAGCAAGCAAGCGAAGAAACCGACAGAAACAAGATAGTAAGCGTTGCGCGACCAACACCAGTACTAGAGACTCGTAGAGACGCGCCTACTTCGGTTATGGGGCCACGGTCTAAGCAAATAGGCGAAGCTCGACTATCGGCCCGCGAACAAACAGAGGCAAGCAAACCAAGCAACGGCGGTGGCGCGACCCCAAATCAAATTAAAATGCTTACCCAAATGTGCGCAGAGCGTGGGCTAGATTTTGACCCCGAGACACCCATGACGTACTCAGAGGCAAAAGACATGTTCTTAAACATTAAACCGATACCCAAGGTTAAATAATGAACGCCGACGACATGCCACCAGAGCAAGCCATTTGGGCGTATTCGAGCATGCTGTACGACTCACGCCAAGAGCGCGACAGCCTTAGGCGCGAGCTGAACATTGTTATTCAACAACTGCTTGACTGCCAAGGCGACTACAAGCGCCTAGCCCGAGACTTTGAGCGCATTGCAAATGCCGTGTTTTGCCCCAATTGCAAAATAGTTGACGATGCCAAATAGTTACGCCGGCATGAGCGAAGCCGCTTTTCTAAAGCAAATATGCGCTATAGCAAAGTTGCGCGGCTGGTTGATTTACCACGCCAAGCCGGCACAAGTTGGCGAGCGTTGGGCTACCCATTTTCAAGGCGACGCAGGCTTCCCAGACTTAGTGCTTAGCCACCCAACTGGCGGCCTAGTGTTCGCAGAGCTTAAGGCAGGCCGTAACAAACAGTCCGACGCGCAGCTGCGTTGGCAACGGTACCTACTTGAAGCAGAGTACGAGTGTTACTGCTGGTACCCCAAAGACTTAGACGCCGTTATAGCGCGACTGAGTGATATATGAGCAAAGTACTGGTAACACTCGACTACGAGGAATTGGAATACTGCGCCATTAGTGGTGCGCGGCGCAACATACGCGCCATGCAAAAAGACCGCAAACCTAGAGACAACACAAAGTACAGCGCACAAAACTGGTGGCAGTCCAACATTACTGGCGTCATTGGCGAGTATGCCGTAGCTAAGTCATTGGGTGAGCATTGGCAAGACCTAGAGGCAGACCGCGGCGGTTTTGACGTGCTGAGTTACCAAGTGCGCTCGACAGAGAACACCAGTCCCAAACTTGCTGCGCGCCCGGGCGATGACCTAAACCACATATACATATTGGCGCAGGTGTATAAGTGCCGGGTACTAATCCACGGTTGGGCTACTGGTTACGACATAAAACAATTAGGCGCGCAAGAGCATGGCACAATACGCCTGCACCATGACATGCTTAACGACATGTCGTTATTGTTACACCCAACTATTTACACGTCACAAGTCCAAGAATGGGAAAGGCCCGACTACCAATGAGCAACATTGCAAAACCCCGCATGACTGAAGCCGACCGTTTAGAGCTGCGCGCATTGTTTAGCCAACTTGCTGACATACAAGCCAACGAAATACTCGAACAACTAGAGCACCAGCCACAACAAGCCAACGGTCTAAAGCAAGACCTATGGGGTCTACAAGCGCGCCTAGACGACATACACGCCGACGCCAACACGTAGGCCATGCTCGACAATTTAGGAATACTCACGGCCGCGTATGGGTTTGCACTATGCCGGCATAACACACGGAAACGTGGGTAGAGCGCCATGTCTATGAACTGGTGTGCAGCGTCTAAACGTCACAAATACGTAAGGTGTCCGTCCTCAACTATGAAACAGCCGGCAGCCAGAGCTACTTGCTCGAAGTGTGGGGGGACGTAGTGCACAAGACTCGACAACAGACCAGACAACAAGCCACGCAGTGGCGCGTTAGCCAAGCGATAGCGCGGGAGCAAACAACATGACAACAACACACAACGGCAAGCAACGAGCCACCAGCGAATTCAAGCGCAACAGAACCAAACTCCTAGCCGATGAACCCGTGTGCCACTGGTGCGGAATAGCGCGAGCAACCGAAGCAGACCATTTGCTTGAGAGCGACGCCGGCGGGACAAACGACATAACCAACCTTGTGCCGGCTTGTAAGCCATGCAATGCGCGGCGCGGGCAGTCCTACCGGGTACGCAAAGAGCGCGAGCAAAACGGCGTGCTAGAACTCAACACGCAAAAAAACACGCAGAGTGATAACAATTTTTTTTCTGGAAGCGAACGGAAGCCTAATGATACGGCGACCACCG